AATACCGCTCACAACCATGCGGCGGCCGATATCACCTCGGGCGAACTTACCGCGCCCCGATACGTCGACATGGTGGGCGACTCGGGCTCCGGAGGGACCAAAGGCGCCGTACCGGCGCCGACCACGGGGGACGCGACCAAGTTTCTGAAGGGTGATGGCACTTGGGCTACCGCCACGGCCGGTGCGTTCTCCGATGATGATGTGATCGTCGAGGGTTCGGCCGATGCAACCAAGCAGCTCAAGATCGAGGTCGACGGGCTGACCACGTCCACGATCCGCACGATCACGATGCCCGATCAGAACCTTGATTTGACACCTACGACGGGGGATTTTCAGGCGTCCGACGCGCAGTTGACCGATGTTGCCGGTTTGGCGGTGACGGATGGTGGCGTTATTGTGGGCGACGGTGCGAATTTTGTTCTCGAAACGGGGGCTACGCTTCGAACGTCTTTGGGTCTGGGGACGGGGGATAGCCCGGAGTTTACCGCCGTTAACATCGGCGCCGCGACGGACACGACTATTACAAGAGAGAGTGCTGGGGTTATCGCGGTTGAGGGGGATACCGTCGCTATGCTGGCAACTGCCCAGGAATACACCCAGACCCAGAACTTCAACGCCACCACGCTGAGCGATGGCGCCAACATTTCATGGGACGCCGCCGCCAACCAGGTCTGTTCCGTCACGCTGGCCGGCAATCGGACGCTGGACGCGCCGACGAATCAGGTGGACGGGGCGTTTTATTCCTTGGCCGTTATTCAGGACGGCACCGGCTCGCGTACTCTTTCGTTCGCTTCCGGACCCGGCTACAAGTTCGCCGGCGGGACCGCGCCGACTGTCTCCACGGGCGCGGCCGATCGTGACGAATTTGTGTTCAAGTCCGACGGCACGGATTTCATCGAAATCGGCCGGCAATTGGACGTGTCGTGATGCTTGTTTTAGGGGGATCGACCGACGCCGGCGGCATCGCCGACATTCCTGCCACTAATTTAGTAATGGATTTGGATGCGCGTTCCGGTGTTACAAAGGCATCCGATCTTGTTTCATCATGGATAGATACGGTTGGCTCCTTTGACTTCGCGGAAGCCACGAATAAGCCTTTATGGGTAGACAGTTTAATTAACGGCATCCCCGGCGTCCGCTTCGATGGCTCTAACGATATCTTGAAGGTAGCAAGTACCGGGCTGGTAATGCCCTTGCATGTCTTCTGTGTCTGGAATCCAGTTAGTTATGTAGGTCAAGGTAGAGTATTTTATGCTGGCGATACTGGCACTACTGGTAGGTCATTATACGGCGATAGTGCTACCCCATCTTTTAAAATGGTTGATAATGCTGCCCATAGTAATAGCATTTCTGTAGCTAATGGAACTTGGGTATTAATGCATGCCATATGGGATGGAAGTAACCCTATTTATTTTGTTCTTAATAATGGTTCGGATGTGGCAGGGGTCGGAGACGCTTTGGCGACAGAACCCGGTAATTGGTCTTTAGGCGCAAGATATAATGGGTCTACCTTTGCTAATGTAGAGATTACTAGGCTCTTCGTATATTCCGCAGCACAGACTGGGGCTAATTTAACTAGTATTTACAATCATGTAAGCGCCACATACGGAGTGTTCTAACATCATGTGTTTTGTGGGATCAATAAGGAGGGGATCATGAATGCTGAACTGACGCTGATTAGTCCCGGCGTCCATGGGCTACCGGTGGTAAGCGAGATCGGCAAGATTCCGATCACCGACGCTTCCGGCGTCCAGCATCCCAGAACCATTTGGGATATCTGGGGCGATGCCGAGCTTGTCGCCATTGGCTACGCCAGGATCGACGACAGCCCGATTCCGCTGGGCAAGATATCGACGGGTCACAGTGACGCCTTCACCAGTAACAGGGTGGTCAGAACCCACACCCTGGCAAATGCGCCGTCGGAGCCGCCCGAGGACAAGGAGGCGATCTACAACGGCCATATGGCAATGGGGCATCTACGCTTGTTCAAGGCGTTCCTCCTGGCGCTCAACGACGGTTCCATCGTGCCTGGCGCCAACGCCACGGCGGCGCAGTTGAAAGCGGCGATCAAGGCGAAGATGTGATGCCTCTTTCTCGTGTTATAGGCGAACCCCTTCCCGAGATCGCTGGAAAATACAGCGGCTCGCTTCATATTATTGGCGGCGGTCGGAGCGTTTGGGAGGATATCGAGAATAATAAGCCAACGGGTGACGTCATGGCGATCAACGACGTTGGCATGTACTGGCCAAAAGCTTTGGTTCATTGGTACTCCAACCATGCTCCGCACCTGCCGATCTGGGCTCAAGCCCGGACCTTCCGGAAGGGCATGAAGGACAACCCGGTTCAGCATCTTCATTCTTGTTATGAGGGCGTCAAATGGCGTTGGCCCTTCGGCGGCACCGGCACGTCGTCCTTGAACGCGATCTACGTTGCGCTCGGGTTGGGCTACGCCCCCATTGTCCTCTGCGGCATTCCTCTCGACGACAGCGGAAATTTCTTTGACCCCCATTGGGTTCGGTCGAATTTCCGGCGTGAAGCTCATTATGATGTGTGGGAGTTCGCGCGCGATCAGGTTTTCGATGGTAAGGTGAAATCCATGAGCGGGATGTCTAGGCAAATGTTGGGGGCGCCATGAACATCGCTCTCGCCGGCGCGCGGATCAAACGTCAGACTAAATTACTCAGGTATAGGCCCTACCCGTGGCAGCGCGAGTTCATGAACGCCGGCGCGGAGAACCCTGAACGTATGCTCATGGCGGCGAATCGGGTGGGTAAGACGGAGACCGCGGCCGCGGAGGTTTCCATGCATATGACGGGTGTTTATCCGGACTGGTGGGAGGGGAAGCGTTTTTTCAAACCTATTCTCGCTTGGGTGGGGTCCGTGACGAATGAATCTTCTCGGGATATTACCCAGAAAGCGTTGTTGGGTGGGGTTGGCGAATCGCTCGGCACAGGCTTCATCCCTCGTGACGCGATCGTCGGCAAGCCGCAGATGCGCCAGGCCGGCGTGTCCGACGTGGTCGATAAGGTCAAGGTGCGGCACAAATCTGGAGGAATTTCCGAGGCGATCTTTAAGACCTACGATCAGGGCTGGAGAAAGTGGCAGGGGACGGCGCCGGAGGTGGTGTGGCCCGACGAAGAGCCGGACAATTACCGAATTTTCACGGAATGCCAAACGCGGATCATGACTTCTCGAGGTATTTTGTTGATCACGTTCACCCCGCTCTTGGGTGAAACGGAACTGGTTCGGCATTTCAACGATAAGTCGATCAAGGGCACGTACCTAAAAACCGCGACCTGGGACGATGCGCCGCATCTCTCTGAAGTGGATAAGGAGCGTTTGCGGGGCGCCTATCCGGATTATGAGCTTGAAGCTCGGACCAAGGGCATTCCGATGATGGGCGAAGGCAGGGTGTTCGGGGTATCGGAGAAGGATATAAAATGTGATCCGTTTGAGATCCCGCCGCACTTCGCCAGGATCGCGGGCATTGATTTTGGGATTGATCACCCCGCGGCGAATGCTTGGATCGCTTGGGATCGGGATAGGGATTGCGTCTATGTTTACGACTGTTATCGAAAAAAAGACATGACGCCCGATGTCCATGTACCGTTGATGAATAAGCGGGGGAATTGGATTCCAATCTCTTGGCCGCATGATGGAATGTCCCGAGGCAAGGCTGACGGCAAGCCGTTGTATAGGCAATATCGTAGGGAGGGCGCCAATATGCTTTCACGATCGGCCCGATATGAGAACGATACGGGTGGCGGGCAGCCGGTTGAGCCGATTGTTCTTGATATCTATGAGCGTATGCGTAACGGTAGATTTAAGGTTTTTTCACCGCTGAACGAGTGGTTCGAAGAGTTTCGGTCCTACCACCGAAAGGACGGGAAGATCGTGCCGGTACGGGACGATATCTTGAAAGCCACCATGTACGCGGTGATGATGAAGCGTTTTGCCCAAACTCAGATGGTTCGACAGCGGCATACCGGCTATGCTCAGGCTGTTGTGTCGACGAGGGTTTGAGGATGGGTCCGAGTTTTCAAGTAATTTGGTGGTGGAATTGGCGGGAATGGCACCGGGCTACGATCACATGGAGGGGCGCAATGGCGAAGATATACCGTTGGTCTTGGCAATTCGGGCCACTTGAAATTAGGCGGTGGGCAAAGAAAACGATAAGAGAATGTGATGAACCAAGATCGATTTGAGAAATTTTGTAGGCAGGCGCGGTGTGCGCCGGTGGAGAAGGTGACGCTGGGGGAGTGCGAGGTTCTCATTGCCGACGGCTACCGAGATTTACACGCGGAATTCGACGGCCCAGCGTATCGTACCATTTGGGCGACTTCCCGAAACGGGATGGATATTTGTCGTTCGCTTTATATCAAAGTGGGGGACGGGGATTTGCGCGCTCGCGTCAATGCTGCTAAGAATGATGCAGCTATCTGGGTTGGCGCCAATGTAGAGGTCGGCCGGTATGCCTGAAAACGACAAGCCTAAGAAAAAGCGTAAGTTCACCGCGGCGGATTTCAGCACTATCGCGGAGTTTATCGTCGAGGAACACGCGAACCGAAAAGATCGGCGCAAGCACCTCGAAAAGGTGTGGGCGGAGGTCGATCGGCAGATTCGCATGGAGCCGGATTTGCGTCGAAAACTCGATACGAATAATAAGGTTCGCCGGGGTTCGGAGTGGATGTCCGAGATGGAGCTTCCGCTCCAGGCGCAAACCCTTGAGGTCTTGACCGCCGACGCTCGGCGCATGTTGTTTCCCGATAGTGGGTCTTTTTTCGAAGCACACGCCGCGTTGACCGATAAATATCTCGCTCGGGTTGATTTTCAGGCTTTGGTAACGGGCGATGAGCTTGAGGTTCCGTCTCAAATTAATCAGGAAAATGCGGATCAATTGGTTGCCGGGTGGCTTGAGCATTATCATCGGCAATATGATTTTGCCGGGAATTGGGACGGGCTGAATGCCGAGAGTTTCAAATACGGTACGCTCGTGGGGCGCGGGCGTATAGCGTCGAAACAGACCTTCTTGCAAACGGCCAGGGGGGTTGTGGAGAAGAAAATCGAGTTCCCGGTTCTCTTCCCGATCTCGATCAAAAACACCTATTTGGATGACACGTTGCACGCGGTCATGAACGAGGGCTTGGTTGTTGGTCCCGCGGTTATTTATGAGCGCACTCAACGGCTCAAAGACTTGCAGATCGCGGCAAATAAAGGCAGCAATGACCCGGACGTCGCCGAGGGCGGTTGGATGCCGGCGGCGGTGAAGGGTCTGGAGGGTGATAAAGACGGCAATATTCACTTGCTTGAATATGAGGGCGATCTCGTCGTACCGCGGAAGACCGTTCGATCGGTTTTCACCCCGAACGTGATCGTCACCGTTGCGATCGGCACGGAGCGCAGGGTTGTGCGCTTTCGGTTTTCCGACCAACCTTCGTATATTTCGCACCCGTACCATGTGGAGGACGTGAACAGCCCGTATGGTAGCGGCCCTTTGATGAAGGGGATGCCTGTTCAGAAAGCGGCGGCGGAAGCTTGGATGAGTTTGACGGATGTGGTTATTTTGAACGCTCAACCCCCGGTAACTTACGATCAAGATGATCCGTTTTTTGCGGGATCGGGGGGTCCGATTGTGGCACCTAGAGAGCGTTGGGCGTCAGCTTCCGAGGTTAAACCTGTTCCAATTGGGGATCCGAACGCACTTTTCGCAATTTTCTCGGGCGCGCTTCAGCAGTACGCCGATATAACGGGTGTTAACGCGCCGCGGCTGGGTCAACGCACGGCGTCGCATACGACGGCTTTTGCCAAGGACGCGGAGCTTCAGCGCGGCCAAGTTCGTACAGTCGATTACGCTCGGTCTGTTTTGAAAGGCCCGATGGAGCAATGGCTTTATCTTGAGTTCAAGCTCGGGCGCAAGATTATGAAAGAGGAAACTTTTTTCCTGCGCGAATACGGTGGGTTTGTGACGATTCAGAAAAAGCATTTGCCGGATATGGCCACCTTTGACGCTTTTGGCGCCGGTGGGCCGGCGGAGGACCGGGCGGACACCGCGCAGAAACAGAGCGCGCTTGCTCAAGCGATCCAGTTGGAAGAGGCGAAACGGCAGCTACAGCCGGATGCGCCGCCGCTTGATCTCGTGGCTATTCAGCGACAGATATTGCGAGAGGGTTTTGTAAATGTTGAAGAGTTCTTTGCCGAAGCACCTGTGGGAGTTTCTGCTCAATCTCCGGCAGGAGGAGAAGTACCAGTTGGTCCTGAAGGCGCTTCCGGTGCCGAAGTTGCCGCGTTGGCGGAAGGACCGGTCTGAGACCGAGTGGGCTTACGCCAGTGGTAAACAGGATGGCGCGGTCGCCATTTTGAAAGAGTTGGGATACAAAGTTGATATCCCTGAAGAAAAGGATTAAGAGTTTATGAGAGTGGCGGCGTTGAAAGCAGAAACGCCCTAAGGAAAGGCCAGGGGCGCCTTTAACGAGGAATTCACCCGCTCGAGAGGGATCATACTGGAGTCGGTGTAGCGCCCGGCCCACTCTCACCAATTTGATGGAGGAAAACCTTGTTTATGAGTGACAATACGCAAACCGTGGTCGAAAACTCCGATGGACAGGCAACGCCTGCCGCTGAGGGGCAAGACGCACCGGACTCGTTGGATGCCGCACTCGCTGAATTCGAGGCATCGAGCGAACCTGAACCCGAACAGACAACTTCCGCTCCCGCGGATGTTGACCCGAAAGCTTTGGATGATATCCGCCGAGACATTGCGACGTTAAAGGAGGATACCGCCCGCAGACGTACCGATGGTGATGTTGCGGAAGCTGTTAAATCCCTGCAAAGGGGCCTGGAGAATTTACATCTTCCGGATGCGACGGTGAACCGTATGCTGCATGGGTATGCCAGCACGGATGGACGTTTTTTAAAGGCGTTCCAAGCTCGACAAAGTAATCCGACCGCGTGGAAGCGTGTGTTGGATAACGTCAGCACGGAAATTCGTGGAGAATTCGAGTCACGTCCAGATGCCAATTTAACGGCGGATCGGGAAGCGGTTAACGCGGCTGTTCGAAATGCGTCAACCACGTCCCCGGAGTCCGGTGCGAACAACAAAGACCTCAGCGCAATGACCGATGCGGAGTTTGAAGCGCATAAGAAAGCGCTCGGGTAGTTTGGCATCGAATAGGGGACCAGCCATAAGGAGATAAATCATGGCTGCGATCACTGACACAGGCGACATTGTCAAGCCAGTCAATGTCATCTTTCAACAGACGCTTTTGCGTAATGCGAAGCCTCATGCTCCGTACTTTATTGGCACTATGCCGGCGGACTTGACGCAGCATCGGGGAAGCCTTACCGCTAAATGGCGCAGGGTCGAAAACCTGACGCCGACGGTTTCGGCTTTGTCCGAATTGACCGCCGATACTTTACCGACCAGAGCGTCGGTTGTACCGTCCGTCACCGACGTCACCGCCACTGTTCAGAAATACGGGCAGCATATCTTGCTTTCCGAAGAGACGGATTTGGCAAACTTCAATGGCCAAACGGATAAACTTGTCGAGGTCTTGGGTATTTCCGCCGGCCGTTCGTTGAACATGCTTCAACGTAATGAGGCCGAGGATAACCTAACCATCGTTTTCGCGGGCGCCGTGGCCTCCGACGGTGTGGTCGTCAGCGCGATTACGCTTGCCAGTATCAAGAGCGTGGTGAATACGTTGGATCGAAATTCGGCCATTCCGTTCACTCCGATGACCCGAGGTAACACCATTATCGGCAGTGCGCCGATCCTGGCCAGTTATTGGGCTATTTGTCATCCCGACGTTGCCATTGACGTGGTTGGGTTGACCGGCTTCAAGAGCGTCGAGACCTACGCCGGGCACACGGCGACGGAGCCCTTCGAGTTTGGCTATCTTCCGATTGCCGGCCGGGGTGTTCGTTTCCTTATGAGCCCGGATGCCAGTGTCGATGCTGGTTCGGGTGGAACCACGGGCTCTACCGGCCTTCGTGGTTCGACCAATATCGATCTTTATTCCGTACCGGTTTATGGGCGCGACGCTCTCGGTTCGGTTGGTTTTGGTTTCGAGCATATCAAGGAGACGTATGACCCTGGCGATAAGCTGCCGGGTATCATGCTGATCAACAAAGGCTTCGGCTCAAGCGGTGTTGCCGATCCGTTTGACGAGTTGGCCTCCCTCGCGTGGAAATCTTGGCACGCGGCCAAGGTTCTCAATTCGACATGGGGGCGGACAATTCGCGCCGGGGCAACCAGCGTTTAAGTAGTGTGAACATGCGGGAGGGAGCAGAATGCTTCCTCCCCGCGCCACGGTAAGGATTTTTTATGAACGATATACCCCAACATGATTCGATTTTAAAAGTTGAGGTTTACGATGAGCGTCCGCCGCTTAATCGATTGCGCCGGGTGGAATTGTGGAACTATGCGAAAGGCATAATCGATTTTCCTGGTGGTGCTACGAAAGATGAGATGATCATTTTGGTCAAGGCGGCCTGGGCTAAGGGGGTAGATTTTTCACGGCGTCCACCAAAAGAGGATGTACCGCCGGCGCCATCTCCCCGAGAGGTTAAATATCGAGGAAGGGCGGGTTTTTGTGTAATGGCGGGAACCGTGATCATATCGAAGGGTCACAAGACCAGGGAAGACGCGGAAAAGGTTTTGCATTATGGCTAAGACCGTTTTGGATGCTGTTAACGAGACCCTTAAACGGGTGGG